ACACCATCAGGAACCATGCGAGCTAAAACTTGTTGTAGTTTTAAATGAGTCAATTGAATCATATCAGCAAAGCTTGTTGTTCTGCTTACTATAGATTCAATACGACCTTGATACATTCTAGGTGCTGATATAACATAATTCATATTAACCCTAACAGTGTCTCCGTAAGGTCTTGTCATGTTTTCCGACAATTGCCATTCAAGCATGGTATCACCCATACCTAAAATTTTAGCTCCAGTATATAAAACCTCAATAGACCTAGATGCTCTTTCGAAGTTATCACTAGGTGGAGGATTAAATGTATCTTGTTTTTCTAAAGTCTTTTCTAAACCTTGTTCTGTTTGTTTTATTTTGAATACTTGATCTTGATATGTTTTATATTCAAAAAACAAAACTTGATGTTGATTGTTATCACTATTTACTTGCCAATCACTTTGTGCGTAGTTTTGACGACCTGGATATTTCTGTATTCTTTCTAATTCATCGTTAGTAAGATTAGGGAATAACTTTTTTATTTCAGGTAGAGTTAAACTTTTTATTTCACCTACATAGTAGATGTCTTCNAAGTTTGGATCATCTGTTGCTGAATAAACTAAATTAGCAGGATTAACGTATTCTACCGTTACGCCTTCAGATAAATTAAAACCCGTTTTAACCGCTGATATACCTAATACAGTTAAATCGTAAGCTAATCTTTTTTTAGTCTCATCAAACTTATTAGAGTCAAGAACATTATTTATAACTTCTTCTTCTGCTATTTCTATGCTTTGCTTATAATTAAGCTGCATATATAGATCTAATTCATTTTTATCTTTAGGCAGGTTATTAGGATCTGTTGAAGCGTAAAAGTTTTGACCTGTAGCTTGAGACAACTGATCTATAGCTGCTTTGTTTTTTATATCACGTAAAGCATTAGCCGCAAAATCAGTACGTTGTTTTAAGGCAAATGGATCAGAAGCGAAAGAATTTAATTCGTATCCCTTCTCTGTCATACCATTAACTACTATATCTACAAACTTAGATAAAACAGGTATTGGTTTCCAGTCTAAATTTAAATAAGACAAATCACCATTATTAGACAGTTCATCTTTGTATTTCTGCACAGGTTGTTCACCTCTAGCGTATAATCTTAGTCTATTAAAGTTCTGGAAGTTATAGGAAAACCTATTCTGTCCACTGTTATTTCTAAACCACTCTTGTTCAATAGCGTTCCCAACAGCTAAACCATATTCAAATGATTTCTTTTCTTCTTCAGGTACCACCTGATCTGGAAAGATGCTATTATTATTAGTATAGACCATTTATTATATTATTTTTGAATTCACTCCTGTGTTATTATATTTTCTAAAACCTAAAGAAACTTTTGATATTGTTCTTTTTGCTACTGGTGAGTATCTATGTTTATTGCAAGCCATTATAGCTAGTCCAGAACTTATAGAGGCATCATGCTTAGTTCTGTTGTTTATATTAAATTTAGCCCAGTCTTCTAATGTTCTTTGAAAGTAAGTATTACCGTAACCTTCGCTCAACAAACCTACGTGATTTTCTATGTAATCTTCTATAGCAGCTGCGTGAGCTTGCTTTATATCTTCACTAGAGTTAGGTATACCACCTATTTCTCTTTCAGTTGTAGATAATTTATTCATTGTTCTGTCAGGTCTATTCATTGAATATCCTCTGTAACCTCTTCTCTTTATATAATATAATAATCTAGGCTTATTATTCTCTGCTAATATAGGCATACCATAAAATACTAAAGCCATAAGAACATCTTCAAAGAATATATCAGCAGTCTGAGGTCTTGATATGTATTCTAAGAAAAACAAATTAGGTGGCACGTCTTCCATAGAAAACTTAGTTAATCCGTGTAAAGATCCTTTAGAACCTTTACCATCAACAGTACCAGATATATCGTAACTATCACATCCAAAAGCTCCGCAGTGTTCATTTCCTGGATATTTAGTGTTATTTTTTATATTGTATCTATTTTGTAGTCCAACCGGAGGAACCCAACTAACTAAAAACCTGCCGTTTTTATTAGGAACAAACAACACTCTAGTATCTTTAATCCCACCTTCCCATTGAAAATTACCCTGTGTAACAACATTAGTGTTGCGAAGGTCCTCATTATAGTCTATTTGCTCGTATATTTTAGTTAAATTAAATAAAGATTCTTTAGCTTCGTCTCTAAAAGCGTGTTTCTCTGTTCTTGGAAACTGGCGATAATACTCGTTTAAACCATCTTGATCATCATGCAAACCATCAACTTCATTTTCCCAGTGCGATATTACGCCTATATCAATGTCTTCGCCGTCAACTCCTTTAATTGGCTTCTTTGGAGTGTCGAATACAGGTAGTCCATAAGAATCAATGTATCCTTCGTAGTTCCATTCCATAGGTACGAACAGACTATATAATCCTGAGCTAGTCTGACCGTTACGGTTTCTTTTGTTGACGTCCGAAGCTTCGTATAGCTTTTTAAAGTTTTCTCCACCTTTATCTAATGCGTTTGAAGTAGAACCCATCATACATTTACCGACGATTCTTCTACCTAATCTTAACGTTGTTTTTGTGACCCTCCAGTTGTTGAGGATGTTGTCCGGTCTCTCCCATTTACCCGATTCATCGTGGACGAGGAGTTTGAGTTTCTCTCCATCGTACGAGTTGTCACCGGTATTCTTCCAGTCGATCGTGGTGTCAAGCCCTGCCTGTACATCCTCCGAGGTTTCTTTAATCGAGTTTCTCGTGAGCCGCTTAGACGGTACTTTGTAGGATAGCTCCGTTTTTGGCCGTTCCATACCGTCTTGTATTGGTTTAAAGAAGAAGGGGTAATTAAGTGATATTGGTACAACCTTATCGGTAAACATCTTCTTAGCATCAGCTCCGGATTTAGATAGTATCCCAAACCTAGCGTCTCGTGATATTGTCGCCTGGTTGACTGTGTCTGATGATGCCATAAACGAAAACCCAGAACGTCTGTTCTTAAGGTAGCACATTCCGTAGCATCTTGGATCTGCTTTGCAAGCTTCCCAGAATATATAGAATAATCTATTGGACTCTCTAAAGTCTGCCTGCCCCACGTCAATTTTAGTCCACTGCAAGTACATGTAGTGAGACCCAGTAATATAAGTAGAAACACCTTTGTTATAGTACCAATAACCTTCTTCACGCCTAACAAACTCCTTGTTGATGTAGTCATAGTGTTTTTCTTTAAACGCTATAGGCCTGTCATTCCAGTCGTATACCGTTTTTATTTTATTTAATTCAGATGGATAGTTTAAAACTTCCCATCGTTGATCTTCTTTTTTATCGGAACACTTGTAAACGTCTTCAGCTAATGGTAAGGCTATTAACAGGTTTTGAATACTGTATATTTCACCTATTTTACCTGTTTTACTGATTACGACAACATCATGTTCTTTGTCATAACCGTATTGCCATTTTTTAAGCCTATTAAGTCTATTAATAACCTTAGGCTTTATATGGTCTTTTACTATATGATATAAGTTTTGTTCGTACATTACTTAGATCTTCCTTCAGCAAAACCTTTAAAAGACTCTATCTTTGCTTCTGTTGGTTTTTCGTTTATAATATTCTCTTCAGTTTCTATTCTAGCTAGAATTTCAAAAGCATCAAATATAGCAAGCTTTTTAGTAGCGGCAGCATTTTTAAGTCTATCAGCTGAGATGTCATCTTCTGAGTCTACGATCTTTTCTTTAGCTACCTTTATTAATTCTTCAACTGCTATTTGCCCAGCTTGGATTATATTCAGTTTCGTTTCCTTTATTTTCATACTTAATTAAAATATCATTTGATTCCATACAATAAAGTAACTCACCGTCTATCAAGAACTCAAACTCTCTGTTCTTTTTAAATCCAACTAAATCACCTTCGTTGATTTTAAGAGCTTCTAAGACGTTGTTTCCGTATTTTACTATACCAACGCACTCTTTTAGTTTACTTAAGCTAGAGTCGTCCTTATTAACAACTGGCTTAACGAAGCAATAGTCTTTGACTGTCTTCCAGCTGTTATTAACCTGTTTCATGTATATCTGATCTTCAGAAGCAAAATACATATCATCTTTAAAGTATTTTCCGCTATTTACAGATTTACCTTTTTGATTGTAATACCTTCTAAATAAATTATGATGTACAATAACTTTATCACCTTTTTTTAGTTCTGTTTCAAACGCTAAAGGCACGGCAACTACTTCTGCTTTTCTATTAACAAATTTATGACTAGAGATACTAGAGTTGATAATTAGCTTTTTATCACCAACTTTCAACTCATTATTATATCTTTCGCCTATCGGTTTTATTATAAACTGATAAACACTATTCATTAGTATTCTAAATCATATTCAACAGATATTGCCATGTTTTTATTAAACTTCTTCCAAGGCAAAACTTCGTTGTTCTTCTTTATATGAATATTGTAAGATTGTTCTTCTTTATCGAACATTATATTACATATAGTGTGTCCGCCGTAAACTTGCTGGCCTACAGCATAATGCATAGCCTCGTTTTTATAGTCAGAACCTATGCTTATTTTTCTTACAACGTGGTCCACTATTCTTCTTTTTCGATCTTAGTGTAAGTACCATCTTCGATGTTTATATTGATAGCGCCATAAACATCTTCTAGTTCTTTTTTATACTTTTCAATATCATCAACAATTCCAGCATACTCATGTAATAAGCTATGCTTTTGAGTTTCTAAAAACCCAATATTAGTTAAAGATTTGTTTAAATCTTTTTGATGCTTTGTGATTACTTCTAATTGTTCGTCTGTAATCTTTGTTGTTTCTTCTACTTTTTTCATTTAATTTAATTTAATTATTTTACTTTATCTTTTATNTTCTCGTATGTTCTTAGTCCGCCAAGTCCGAGCATTCCTAGCAGTACCGTCATTAAGTGCTCCATTTGTAACGCTGGTGGAGCGTCAGAAGTTTTAGTTATCCATATAAATAAATCTCTTATTATAAAATTATATGCCAACGCAAAACCGCAAATCCAACCTATAAACGGTCGCCATCCGGCAACGAACAAAGTTCGATGTGAAGCTTCAGCTAGATTTATCTTGGTTTGAAGTTCTATTAATTTTTCAGGATCTAATTCTTTCCCTTTAATTGCTTCTCTTATTTCCCAAGCTAAACCTCCAGCTACAGACTTCCTACCTTCACCTCCTTTTAAAAGACCAAGTAGTACTTTCCACATTATTTTTTAGTTTTAGTGTATGCTTCTTTTTCCCAAGGAAGATTTTTAGCGCCTTCTTTCATTGAAGCTCTTGAATACTTTTTACCTTTCCAGTAAACATTGTTGTCATCGTAATCTAAATCACCCCGTTTCATTTGATCTATATGAACTTTCTCGTGCTCAATAACATCATCTATTTGCTTGGGATCTTTAATGTCTTTATTTATAACTATAGTGCCGTTGTTATTAGCTTTGCCTAGAACTCCATCTTCCATGTCTATACTATATATAGGAGTACCGCTGTCCGCATAAGGCGCACCATTCATTTTAAAAGCCATAAATTATTGTTTGTAAGGAAAAACTTCGTTTAATTTTTCTTTTCTTTGTTGACATCCGCAAGGTATATTAAGACCATCAGACACTTTATCTACAAAGGTTTTAATTCCTGTAGCTTTAGTGAACTTTTCTATGCTATCTCCTAATCCTTTAGATTCCATATTACTTTTTATATCCGCAAGCTCTCATATAAGCTGCTGAATCAGCTGTTTTAGGACCTAATCCTGAGTTTTCTAATGGTGTTCCATACATTTTAGCACGTGTATCATGTTTGTAGTCCTGATCAGCATCATGCAGCTGTTTTTTAGCATCATAGATTAATTCACGGTCATGAATCATTTCTTCTTTTCTTGAATGTCTCGCATTTCCAGTGTATTCTCCGTAGTATCCTTTGTGTCCCATTTTAATTATGTTTGTTTAGCACTTCCATCTTCTTCTAGCAGCTTTACCTCTTTCACCGGTCCAGCCTTTTGATCTAGCACAGAAAGATTTACGACGTTTAGCGTCTTTGCTCCCTGGTTCAACATCTCCAGTTACAGCAGTTTTTAACTTACTACCTGGATTTTCTTTTTTATATTTCTTAACACCAGCGTCTGTCATACCAGCACCTTCTTCTGTTGTTCGGAAATTTCTACCCTTACCTTTAGTAGTTTTTCTAACTCTTAAAAATGGTGATGAATTCTGTACGTAT